TTCTTACGCTTTTCTCCTGCTTGGGTTTGTCCTGGTAAATTAAATATTTCTTCTTCAGCTACCGCTTGATTATAATCTGGTTGTTGATAGATAGATGATAGTTGTCTACCTCGCTCAAGACCGCCACCAATAGCGCCATAACCTTGTTTAGCAGATTCAGCAGTTACACCATAACGAGCAAGTTCTTCTGCTCTAGTAACTTCTGCTCCAAGACCAGCACCTATTGCTGCGCCACCTATTTCAGCAGCTAATACTTTCTTTTTAATATCTGCTAATCCTTTTGTTGGATCTAAGGTATAAGCAAGAATTTCACCATTTTTAATATCAGGATAGAATTGTTTTAATGCTGTCATAACTTCTGGCGCTGCGTTAATAACTCTATTTTGTGCAGTCATAATTCTATCTTCTAATTCAGGAGCAGATACATCTCCAGCAATTAATTTTTCAAATCCTTCTTGACGACCAAGATCACCCTTTGCATAATAAGATGCAGGTAATCCATAGTTACGCATAACCTTTTGGTAACCATCCTCTAGGTCAATATACTCTGCCTCTGATAAAGCTCTTAGTCCACTAGATACGCGAGCAGCATTGGCTGCAAAGCGTTTCTTATAAGGTTCTGTTTGACGTAGTCTTACAGCAAACTCTGATGGAGATATACCCTCTTGAATTAAACCTCTTAGTGGTTCTACTAGAGCACCTAGTCCATACTCATCAAACTGTAACTTTAATAAATCAAATGCTGATTGACGTTTCTCTCGCGCATCTGCATCTGCTGTTCCACCTGCTGCTGCACCTGCTGCATTACCACCCTTTTGATCTCCGTATAAAAACTTATTAAATTCAGATTCAGATACCAATTGTCCATTTATATATCTTTGACCAGTATTGGATGTACCACTTCTACCCTCTGTAACATATGAAGCATCTGATCTATTACCAGCAAATGCACCAGTTCCACCTGCAGTGCTACCTGAACCTTCAAGTGATTTAATTAAATTTTCTGCTTGAGTAATATTATCTAAAGTCATTTTTGCTTGATCTATAAGATCTTGTTTGTTTTTACTCTTAGATTTTTGGGCAGCTTTTAATAGATTTTGCGCTTCTTTTTTAGAATCAGCCAATTGCTGTGCATATTCACTGCCAGCAGCAACTGGCACAGAACTAGCTTGACCAAATGGTGTACCTGTAGCTGTACTTGTAGGCATATCTCTACCAGTAGCCGCAGTGTAAGAAGTTTTTGCTGCTGCTGCTGCTGCCATCCTAGCTTCTGCTGCTTGTTCAAATGCACCCATTATTTACCCCTGAAATCCAAAGTCCTGAAGGACTTTACCGACTGATTGGAATACATCTTCTCTAGCATTATTTGTGTACTGCCAACGAGCATCTTTACGAAGTGCTCTTTGAAAATCGTATATAGACATTTCACCGTTAGGTCCAATAGCATTACGAAGTGCTGGATCTGTGAAGTTAATAGTTTCTGGGTTTACTTCTAGAATTGCAGCCATCTGTGTTCTATATGGAGCATATACAGTTTCTAAATCCGTACCTTCAGCTAACAGTTTTTTAACGTTATCAGGCATACCTGCACCAGCAATATTACGAATTTGACTTTGAATAACTTTAATATCTTTACCATTTTGAATATCTAAAGCATATTGATCTAGTTGTTGTTGGCTTAAAGATACACCATTTGCATTGGCAGTTGATCTTAATGTTTGTACATTTAATGAACGCGTATCTGCTTTAAGAACTTGTGCTGATTTAGATAAGGTACCAAGGACTCCAGCAGCTTTCTTAACATCCTCTTTGATACCTTTAATAGGTTTGCCAGTATTAGGATCTACATACTTACCAGTAGTAATAAGGTTCTCAATAAACTGTTGTCTATTACCTAGTAGATCTCTAGTTACACCATTTTTAGTTGTAGTCTTAAAACGACTTTCAGCATCATTAAGGACTTTAGTTAAATTATCTATTTCTTCTGGAGTTGCATCTCTATTGATACCTACTGATTTTAATGCAGCATCTATATAAGTAGTTGCAGTTGCTCGTGGAGATATAGTGGTTGTAGGTGCGCCAGCGCCACCAGCACCACCAGTTGCTTGAAGACGTTTATATCCTTCAAAGCGATCTACAAACGGCATACCTAATGCAGCATATTGGTCTAATCTTACTTCTGCTCTTTCAGCAGCAGGTAATAAAACATCTGCCCTAAATACACCATCTATTGGACCTTTGTATTCACCAGCATCAAAGAGTGCTTGTTGAAGTTGTTTTGTTTTTTCAGTATTGCCAATAGCGGTTTTAAGGAAGTCTGTAAGACCAACAGTAGTTGCGGCTGCTTCTACCTTTTTCTCTGCATCTGTTTGTACGCCAACATCTTTTTGGATAGCTTCTTTTTCTTCGGCATAACTAGCCGGCATCTTTGCGAGGATAGCGTTACCCTCGTTCATAGCATTTGTATAATTAGTACTAATAGATTTATATTGTTTTACAGCATAATCAAAATCTCTTTGCTCTATAGAATCTAAAACATCCCCACGAGCAATCTTTGTTCCATAAGCTTTTAGTTTACCTTCAAAATCAATAAGTGATTTGCTTATATTTTCAGCGTATTGGAATCTATTATTAGCTTCGGCTCTAACCCGATTAGCTTGACTAGATTCATTTTTCTTTTTGTTAGCTGCTGCTTCTGCTGCTACTTTTTTTGCTGCAGCCTGTTTTTGTGCAGTCTTAAGACCTTCAATATAACTATCAAGATTAAAAATTGTCTCTGCCATATTAGTCTCCTAGTAAACTTCCGAACAATGAGTCATATGCTGCGGCTGTATTCTCATTAAATTGAGATAACTGACGCATCTTTACTATTGTCCTATCTTTAAAGTTTTGAATTAAGGTAGATGATCCACCAAAACGTTGTGAACGATCTTTTTCTTTCTTATACTCAAGATATGTATTAAGCATTTCTTTAAGAGCATCAAATGTTTTAGGACTTACTGAGCGAACTGATTTATCACCTAATAGGCGCTCTAAGTCATTAAGTGCATTGATGCGGTCAATAGCCTTTTGACTTCCCTGAGATAACTCTTCTGCTACTAATGGGCGACCAGCGAAGAATAAAGTCTTCCAGTCTGAGAACTCTTTACGAAGTTTACTACGCTCATAGTCTGTTCCTACGGTTTCTAGGTTTGACTCATAATCATTCTTTTTATCGTAATAAGTTTGTAAATCTGCTGATGTTTGAATCTTACGTAAGTGATCTTCTACGCGAAGGTTTTTACGAAGACCCATATCCGTCATAGCTTTGTAAGCATCCCAAGAAAATCCAGCTTTGTTTGGAATCAAAAATGCTGCTGCTTGTGGATATGATTTAAATAGTTCTGGATTAGAGTCAACGAATTGACCTGCTTCTTCAGCATATCCAAAGACTGCTACTGTTGAACGCTCTGATTCAGGTACTGTAAATGGAATTTGATTAGGATATAACTCTACCCATTTAGCCATAGCAGCGTTATAGTCGCCACCATATTCATCTTTAAGATCATTCCATAGTTGCTTAAAGTTAGCACGACCATTATCGCGTACCCATTCAGCCATATCAGATTTAAGTTGTACCTGAGGTGATGCTGGTGCAAAGAATCCGAAAGCAAAACGCATACCTAGAATACCAATTGTAGTATTCTTAACCATTAAACGATACTCTTCTAACTGCTGTGCAGTGGCAGGAATTAGATTTCCTTCTGAATCATAGTTCTTAGGAATACCGTGACCTGCTGCTTCAAGATATGTTACAGCTTTGCGATGTGCTGATGCGTACTGTGAGTCACGTTCATCGCGATTAAGAGCGCCATAGAAACGATTAATATGTGCTGGCAATAATGATGAAAGCATAGGTTGATCTACTGCATACTTACCTAATGTGTAACGGGTAATAGTATCCGCAGCACCTGGACTCCAGATACCTACAATTGCTTCTAAAGTTTTAACGCTGACACCAGCTACTGGTCCAGCAAATGTTGGTATTAATGAATCTGGGTTCAGTGATGGTGTAATCATTTTAAGTTGAGCACCAAATTGAACTGGGAATGGAGCCTTAAATTCAGAACCAATACCTAAACCATCAAGCATCTTTTGAAATGCGTTATATACAGGAGCAATACCAGGATAGATAAAGTATGGTTCACCTTGGTCATCCTTTTGGATCCAACCTGAGTGTGTTACACCTTCATATGTCAATGCTGCAACAGCAATTGATTCTGGATTATATTTAACTGCTCTTCCAATACGGCGATAAAAGTCTTCAGTAGCACGATAGAATCGTGCAAAGTTACGAGATGAAAATGCTATCTGTGAACGGATAAGTGGATTATCAATATAAGCCAGTGTTTGTCCAATAGCGCGTTCTTCAACAGCTTGTGCTAAATCACGCTTAGCAAGTTCAATTGATTGATCAATAAGACCTTGTTCTGCAGGATTAATACCTTTTGTATAAGATGCAATCCAAGCATCTTCAAAACCAGACTTACGCATTTGTTTACGAATAGTGAGCATCTCAGCAACTACAATAGGTTGACGTGAAATACGAGCATTGGACATACCTAACCAACGCCATCCATTTTCCATAAGAGATGATGTGTAGTTACCGGTATTAGTTACTGCTACAAGTTCTGGTCCTACAACATTCTCTGGTAGGTCCATATTATTCTTTGGTAGGTCATCTAAAGATATACGACCAGATACTACATATTCACCATTATCATCAATGGTGCGTACTTTATTTAAAAGTTCTGTATTTAAAACTTTTTCGCCATTAGCACCTACGCGGCGAGTCTCAAAGACTCTGCGTGTACGGTCAAATACAATCTCAGCGTGTTCATCTAAACTGATACCACGTGCTTTAAGAATTGATTGATCTACAAGTTTAGGATTTACGACTAAAGCCTTTTTAATAGCAGCAAGAGCTGCTGCTTTATTGTTAAGATTTGCTACAGCTAATGAACCTAGTTCATCATTTGATATATAAGAGATACGAAGTAGGTAAGCAACTAGAGATGCTTCATCCTGATCTGAAACTGCTAAAGTCTTAAAGCCTCTTTTACCTTGAGCGGCTGTGTATTGTTGTTTAGGACCTGTAATACGTAACGCTGTAGAACGCACACCGTGTTTACGGGTAAATTCTACCGCACTTGTAAGAAAATCTCCACCAGTTGCAAAGTTAAATCCACCTTCAGATACTACAGATAGTAGATTTTCCATATCACCATAAATGATTTGATCTGTTAGGAAGTCAATACCTTCTTGGTTCAAAGGTTTCTTTCCATTTGATACTAGGTAACGATTAATACGACCTTGAGTTAAGGCACTTGCCATAATCTCACGAGTCTTACGTACTACATCTACATCCATCTCCTTGCGAAGACGAGAAATTTCATTTCTTAACCTACCAATTTCATTCTCATTAGTAGATTCTTCAATTTTTAAACGAAGTTCTTTAACTGATGCTTTATTCTTTACAAGAACATCATCAAGTTTTTTAATTTCATTAGCATACTTAGCTGCTTCATCTTTGTTAACAATACGCATTACTAGACCAAGTGGACTATTTGCTAGAGTCTCTAAAGATGTAGCGCCACGCTGTGCTTCAATAGATGTCAATACACGCGTGACAAGGCGGCGACTTTCAATAAGACCCCAAGGTGTATCGCCAATAGCGATATTAACCATTAGATCTTCAATTGAGTTACGGATAGCGTAACGTGGTCCAGCTAAAGTAAGGAATGACCAAGCACTGACTGTTTTTTCTAAAAACTCGCTATTAGCAATAGGTCCTATAATCTTTGTTCCAATAGTGCTACGCGCTGTAGCGCGATCAATATCTCTAAGACTTGGGATACTCATCTTATTATTAAAGTCAGATGCAAAAGCACCAACATCTTGTAGGTCGTCTGCAAGAGTGTCGTATGTACCTTTGCCTTGACCAAGAAGAGAACGACTTATATTCTTTGTAGGCTCTGTTGTGTTGATACCACGAATGTCTGAGATATTATCAATAATACCTTTAGTAAAATCTTTACGTTTACCAACATCATCTATACCTCTAAACACTTCAGCCGCTAATTTTGCTTCGCGTTGTGGAAATACTAAGCGTGCTAATCGGTAGATTTGATCTGGTGCATTTACTGCTGTTACATCAAACTCATCATTCTTAAATAAAGGTGCTGTTGAAAACTTTTGTTTAAAGCGATCTAAACGAACAGATATATCTGCAGTTGAAAAGCGAGCAACGCCTACTTTTTTACTTTTATTAAGAGCATCCATTGTCTGAACAATCTGTTCACGACCTTCAGTAATAGCTTTATATATACCTTCATCGGATGCTTCGCGACCAAAGAAAGAAGCACCTACTAGAGAAGGACCAACCTTATCAATATTAAATACTTTATTTGTAGTTGTAAGTATATTAACTCTAGCCTGACGTGCAGGTGTCATACGAGGTGCAATAATACGGCGGCGACCACCAGCACCTTTAATCATCTCATCTAACTGTTTAGCATTACTAAAAAATGCTTTGGCAGTAAGTACATTTTCAACAGGTTCTGCTGCTTTATTAAAAGTCTGAATAACTGCTGGACCAAATTCAGGTGCAAGAATTTTCATTTGTTCTAATAACTGAGCCTTGACTTCAGTATTACCAACTTTATCTGCTTCACGGTAGGCTTTTAACTTAGAGCCGTAATCATCCCAGAAAGCAATAGTTTTAGGTTGATTAAAGTAATTAGCAAAAGCAACACCATCACGGGCAGCACTTCCTGCAATTACTTCTACAGAATATTTTGTGAGATCATACGCTTTCTTTGCTTTACCAGCAACAATAAGCGGATCTGCTAGAACTCTAAATGCTGCATCTACTGCACCAGATACGGTCTTATAAAAGAATCCAGAGCCTTCCCATTTTTCAGGGATAAATATATTTGCGAATTGACGACCTGGAGAATACTTAGCAGCCTGAACTGCATCTATTGTATCTTGAAATAAATCTTGTTCTTCTTTAGTACCTTGTTTCTTATCGTATAGAGCAAGATATTTTTTCTGTTCAGGAGTTGCTTCTTTAAGAATTTGTCCTTGATCTTCACCTGCTGCAATACGCATAGCAATAGCAACTGCATCTTCAGAAAATCGTAGTTTGGCTTTTTCAATACGAGTTGGGCTAAATACCTTATCGCCTTTATCGTTAGAAATATCCCACGCTTTATTAAGATCTACATTTTGATCAGCAGCAATTGCAACTGTACGATAAAGACGTGTACTAAAATCTGATACGTTACTTAATCCACCAAGAATATCTTTTCCAACTTCTTTAGCAGCTCCAAGAACTGCTCCACCCGTATAATGCCAAGCAGTACCTAAGAAACCACGATCTGGTTTAACAAGAGGATCCTCATTACCATATTGTTCTGGTAATGATTTCTGTTGATCTGGTGTTAATTTACTATACTGTCTTTGAGCTAAGTCAGTTGGAAGATTAGATAATTCTTTATGGACCTTTAATGATTTTGTATATGCTTCAAGTCTTTTTTTATCTTCTTCTGCTAACTGTGCAGCAGTACCAACTGCTCTTAAGTTATCAGGCATTAATTACCTCGTGCTAGAGCTTGCTGATATAGAAGTGCAATATCTCCTGTATTATCAAAAGGAATCATATCAGCTAAAATGTCTGATATTTTTCTTTGAGCAAACTGTGATTGCATCATAAGCGCTTCTGAACCTGCGCCAGGTCCTATATCAATACCATTAGTAATAGGTTCATCTGGGCGTTCTGTTGGAGCAAATAGTGGAGTAACTGGTGCTTGCGTTACTGGATTGGATGGTCTTCCACCTACATTATCTGCAATGCCACGAGTCTTTGACTTAGGTGCTGCTGTATTAAGTGCGGCAGTCTCGCCGCCTTCTCCGTATGATGTTGAACCTAAACTCATATCTGTTCTCTTGGAGAATTTGCCTGGGCCTGAAGCACCAGCTAATGGACCTCTTGCCATTATTCCTCCTTTAAAGTTTCTAAGTCTTGCGAAAATTTTTGCCAAACTTTATCTTCTTGGCTTTTTTGATTTGAATGATAGACAGCTAACTGGTGTAAGTCATCTGCTAAAGCATCTATAGCCGATGCTATATTTAAAACGAATCCTGTAATGATTACAAAATAATCAGACGTTCGTACTGGGCGATTAAGATTGTTATCGTTATTCACCCAGTACTCCTGTCATTAAAATAATTATGCCTTTGTTCCTTTGCGACCTGCTGGTGTGTAGCCGAACTCAACTTTTCCACCTGCTGGCTTAGATGTATCCTTCTTACCTTCTACAGGCTTTGCCATTGGTGCTGCTGCTCTTGATCCCTTATTCATTATTCACCTCCCTTGTTATGCTGCTCCGCCAATAGAGGCGAGTAGTTGTGCGATATCAGGTCTAGGTCCAGCAGCAGGGGCCTCTCCGCTTTGTTGTTGTTCAGTTGGCTGCGAGGCAGGAACGGGGGCCGTTCCTACTGCTGGAATACTAGATTGTTCTGGAAGTGCCGGTGCTGTTGGTGCTACTGGCTGTGGTTCTGGTGCAAATGCTTTTTCTATAATAGTTTCTAGTTGGAAACCTTTTTGTCTACCTTGTATTACTTCAGCAATTCTTGTAATGATTTGAGATGGGTCTTGACCTTGGGCAGCAAGCGCGGGAATAGCTTGTGCATACTGAGCAACAGCAACCCTAAGAGAATCACGCATTTCTTCAATGTCAACTCTTTGTTCTTCTTGCGTAACATTTAACTCCATTGGTATTTCTCGGCGGACATAATCTCTTGATACTAATTTATCGCTACGCATTTGTAGTAATGCAATGATGGCACGGTTAGGATCCATACCAGACATAATGCCGTAACGTACATCTACGCCATACTCGCCTTTAATATCACGAGATGGTGTGTACTTCATTGTATAAGGTGTACCGTCATCGGTTCCCTTAATAGTCTTAGTCATATTACCAAAGACAACCTCATCTACTTCAAAGCAAAGTGAGGTTAACTCTTGGAACAATCTAGCGAACTGCGCTTGTGCTGCTTTAACTTGTGTATCAAAGCCAGCCTGTAATGCTTGAACTCCGCGACCTGTAACAACAGAGGCATCAATATTACCTGAACGAGATTCAGGGTAGCGAGAACCTAATCTTAACTCACGCTCTAGTACACCTGACTCTGTAAATACTCCTGCTGGTAGTTCTAATGGAACTCTACGAATACCTTGTGGATTAGCAGACCTCATAATTGCATCAGGTCCTAGTGCTAACTCCTGTACATCTTGTGGAATAGCGATAGGTGCTTGAATAGATTTCTCTGCTGCTTGGATCTGCAATACTGCAAAGCGAGCACGGGCTAGTTGAACAGATAGAACATCATCAAACTGTCCACGAGCTTCACCATCTAAAGATGAACGAAGTGCAACTCTTGCTAAACACTTACCGACTGGGTTAGGTGTATTAGATAGAACTAAGTTATTACGCTCTGGTATAAAAATTAAGTCTTGATCTTTATCGTGGTATCTAACAATAGATAGGTAAGGGGAAGCGTAAGAATAAACTGTCTTTCCAACTATCTGATCATAGAACTCAGGATATTGGGAAGCGATAGTTTCAGCATCGGATGCAATGATCTGTGATATAGATAGGCAACGACCAAAGCGGTCTACCTCAGGGTACACACCAAAAGGATTTAGTAAACGGATACGAGGATTGTTTGTTTCATAATCCATTTCAATCATTGCTGGCAATAGACCGTAGGTATTAAAGTAATCAGCACCGGTATACATCTGGATCTGTAGATCAGATGATGATAC